CTACTAACGGCTCTTCTGTACTAGGTACTAGCCGTGGTATAGAGACTGTGTACGAGTTCATTGATAACTCTGGCGATAAGGTTGTACTGTCAGCAGGTAACAATAAAATCTTTACAGGAACTACCACGTTAACAGACGCTACTCCTGCTGGGTACACGCCTACAGCTAACAACTGGAAGACAGTAACACTAAATAATCATGTTTACTTGTTCCAAAGAGGTAATGAGCCTTTACTGGCTACAGACGAGTCAGGTTCTTTTGTGTTGGAAGAGATGTCAGCTCACAGCCACAGCACTGGTACTCCTCCGTATGGCAACGAAGTTTTAGCAGCCTATGGTAGACTCTGGGTAGCGGATGTTACAGGTAACAAGCACACTGTCTATTGGTCTGATCTACTTAATGGTCATCACTGGACAGGAGGCACATCAGGCTCGTTAGACGTTACTACTGTATGGCCTACAGGCTTTGACGAGATAACGGCTCTAGCGGCCCACAATGGCTTCCTAATCATCTTTGGCAAGAAGTCTATACTGGTGTACTCAGGAGCCTCTTCTCCTGCTAATATGACGCTTACAGACACCATAGAAGGCGTTGGTTGCATAGCTCGTGACTCAGTACAGCACACAGGCACTGACATCATCTTCTTGTCTGAGACAGGTGTACGTAGCTTTGGCAGGACTATACAAGAGAAGTCCATGCCTATGCGTGACATCAGCAAGAATGTACGCACAGACTTGTTGTCTTTGATCCCTTTACAGACTAATCCTATCAAGTCACTGTACAGCTCTGAAGAAGCCTTCTACCTGTTAACACTACCTGACAGCAACACAGTGTACTGCTTTGACATGCGTAGAGCGTTAGAGGATGGTTCGCACAGGGCTACTACGTGGTCTGGTATGTATCCTCTGTCCTTTGCTGTACTAGAAGGCGGCACTATATACATAGGCATCTCTTCAGGCGTTGTTGAGTACAAAGGCTATATGGACGGTACTAACAAGTACGAGATGCGATACTTCAGTAACCCTATGGACTTTGGTAACACATCTAATCTGAAGTTCCTAAAGAAGTTTAACTTGACTATTATTGGTGGTCAGAACACACCTACTACACTTAACTGGGGCTATGACTATACAGCTAGTTACACTAAGCAAGCTTTTACATTTGCTTCTAGCAACATAGCTGAGTATGGCTTAACCGAATACAACACCACAGGCGAATACACCTCTTCTATCCTCATCAACACACCAAAGGTTAACACCAGCGGTAGTGGTGAGGTAGTAACCATTGGCATAGAAGCAGAAGTCAACGGTGCTGCTTTCTCAATTCAAAAAATCGACATACATGCTCTACTAGGGAGACTTATCTAAATGTCTAATTACACTAAGACAACTAACTTTGCTACAAAGGATTCTCTCCCTTCAGGCAATGCTGCGAAGATTGTGAGAGGAACAGAGATAGACACTGAGTTTAACAACATAGCGACAGCTAGTGCTACTAAAGCTAACTCTGCTAATCCTACATTTACTGGTACTGTAACAGCCGCTACCGTAAACGTGACAGGCACATTGACGGCTGACACAATTACTGGAGGTTCTTACTAATGGCTATTGATATGTACGGGAACTACACACCCGACGCTAATCCTTTTATATCTCAGCCTTCTAATGCTTTAACAGGTTTTGTACCGCCTTTAGACACAGCGTCTATGGATGCTCAGATAGCTTCAGCAGGTGTTATACCTCAAGAAGTAGGTGGCTTTTTTGGCAACATAGCTAACTTTTTAGGAAGCTCTGGTGTTAACCAAGCACTACGCACAGGTGGTGAGTACTACTTAGGCCAAGAAAACATACAAGATGTTAGGCAGTTTGGTCGCGAGATGCAAGAAGGTGCTGGAGTCTTAGCAGAGCAAGCCCGTGCAGGCACAGAGTTTAAGCCTTACACTGTTACAAGTGGTCTAGCTAACATAGCTACTACTCCTGAAGGTGGTTTTGGTATAAACCTATCTCCAGAGCAACAGGCTCTACAGGCGCAGCTACAGGGCCAAGCAGCGGGTTTATTTGGACAGGTAGGTCAAGACCCAGCAGCGCAGCAAGCGGCTATATTCGAGCAAATAAGAGCTACACAGCGTCCTGAAGAGGAGCGTCAGCGTCTAGCACTAGAAGAGCGTATGCTGTCACAGGGTCGTCTAGGCTTAGGCTCTGCTGCTTACGGTGGTTCTTCTCCTGAGCTACTGGCACAAGAGACTGCGCGTCAGGAAGCTATGGGACGAGCTAGCTTAGGCGCTAGGACTCAGGCACTAGCAGAGCAGCAACAAGCTCTAGCAGGCGCTACAGGACTATTGAGTTCTGGTTATCAGCCACAGAGAGAAGCTCTTAATCTTCTACAAACCAGTCAAATACCTGCTGGCTTTGCTGACATTGGACGTAGAGAAGGTACTGAGCTTATGTCACAGCTACAGAGAGCTGGTCTAGAAGGTCGTCTACAGTCTGAAGATTTAGCTAATCAGTTACGTCTTGCTCAACAGCAAGCTCTACTTGGTGGTTTATTGGGTAGGCAGCCTACATATGCTGAACAGCTACAGGCTGGAGAGCTTGGTATTAAACTAGGACAAGAAAGCGGGTTGTTTGGCAACTTAGGTGGATTGGTTGACGACGTAGGTGGCTTTTTTGGATCAATCTTTGGTGGAGGTAAAGGCTAATGGCTAGACAAGATATTGCAGGATTACTGACAGGCATTAGCAGCACACAACAGCCTGTACAGCCTATTCCAGGTACTCCAGGCTTCCGTGGACAGTTTGGTGCAGCTAGGGCACAAGGCTTAGGAGCTGGCGTAGGGCGTATGATGCGTGGTGGTGAGCCTTCTACGCAGGAGAGGATACAGGGTAGTATGTTTGAGTTAGGCAGCCCTACAGCAGGTGGTGTTGCTAAAGACACAACTACTCTTATAGCAGACCTAACTAAGCTAGCTAGAGTACAGCAGATGCAAGGTAACTCAGAAGCGGCTGCACAAACTGCGGCGCAGGTTCAGCAGTTGAAAAAACAAGTTCTAGCAACCGCACAAGCTAATAAAGTATCCGACCAATTACCCCCAGAATTTAATAAATTAGGAGTCGCCGTAGAAGCACAAGTCCCAGGAGCTATGGAGAAGGCTATAGATATTTTAGGTAGTTTAGAAACTTCAGACATGAAAGTTAAATATTTAGTTAACCCTGTTACGCAGACGACTGTAGCAAATGTGTATCAAAAAGGTACTAAGCTGTACGACTCTAAGATGAATGTTATAGAGTTAGGAAAAGATTCTTTTGGTAAAGGACTTATACTGTCTGACACTTTTGTTAAGCCTCCTTCTTCTCTTGTATCTACTTCTCCTAGTGCGGAAGCTATAGAAGCAGAGTTAGAAAGCGCAATGACATTAGCTAACTTTAAAGATATGTCAGCGGATTTAATAGCTAGGGGTAAAATAACTAAAGAATCTTACGGCAAGTTTATGCCTATTTATCAAAAGTTAGAGGAATTAGAGCAATCTGGCGTAGTAGGAGAAGGAGGAGCAGGGTCAGAGTTTTTTGCAGAGGCTAACAATTACTTAACAACTGCTTTACAGATTTTAGACCCTAATTATATAGTACCTGCTGAAAAGTCTGGCGTACTTCAATACGAAGCACAGGCTAAAGCTCTAAAAGCTAAAATGACAGAAATGACTAAAGGTGCTATTTCAGATAGAGAAAACGCTGAGCATAATAAATATACCGTCTCTGTAAACATGCCTAAAGCCGTCCGTCAGGGTAAAATAAATATGGACAAAGCGACATTAGAGTCGGCAATGAACAAAGTAAGCGCGGAGGAACAGTGGTTTGAAAAGTACAACACTACTGTTGGTTTTAATAGTGCTTGGAGACGATATACTGAAGATTTCCCAAGAACTTCTGGAGCTACTTTACGCAATGTAACAGTTGACGGACAGACTGTAAAGAAACTTGTAGATAACTTTGAAATGGTCGATGATAACATGCGATTGTTTGATAGGTTGTATTTAGGCAAAAAAACAAGTGGTTCTCCTGTATTTACTGATGGAGAAAAAACAGTCTCGTTAAAACAAGTTAAAGATAGTCTTCGTCAGCAAAAATTAGAGGAATTAATGTCAGCTTCTAGTGTATCAAAACCTACTAAAATCATGGAAGAAGACGCAGATAGGTTTGTACGTAAAAACATAGGATTTGCTATTATTAGTAAATTAGACGTAGGCGGTTGGAGGGTTTCTAAATGAAGTTTACTTCGGAAGACATATCGCTTTTACAGAAAAGACAAGATTCTCTAGAAGCTGAGAGGACTAGACCAGCAGAAATCGTAGATGAGCTAGAGCAAGAAGCACAGGCCACGGCTGATCCTCGTTCTCCAGCACAACAAGCTGTGGAAGGTATTGGTGGGTATTTAGCTTCTAACCCGCCCATAGCTTTAACTGCTGATATTGCAATGGGGGTGTCCAAGGGAAGGGCTGGTATACAGCAAGGACTAGCATCTGCTGTTGACAAATCATCTGAGATTTTAAACTGGTTCATAGGGGAAGAGTATGATGCAGAAGAAGCAGCTCAGATAAGAGAGCAGATGATCACAAAACCACAAGTAGTTAAACAACAGGTTTACTCAAAAGTACGCCAAGATATGACTGGAGATTCTCCTAATCCACTTGCTATAATAGCTGGAGAAGCCCTGCCTACTTTGATGCTTGGGCCACAAGCAGGCGCTGGCGTTTTTTCAAGTTTGTTACAAAGTGCTGTTGCAGGAGGAGTATCAGGAGCGTTAGAGTTTACAGAAGGAGGGGATAAAGAAAGAGCAACGAACACGTTATTTGCTTCGGCTATCTCAACAGTAATGGATGGGTTTTTTAAAATTGCTACCCCTTTTGTTAGAGCAGGAAGCAGACTTTGGGAGGCTAAGCTAGGCGATTTAATTCAAACAGATAAAATAAACCTTAAAGAAAGATTAAGTAAAAAAGAAGTTTCTAATGTTATAGAAGCTGCTGAAGAACTAGGTATTGTAGTTACACCTGCCGAAGCTACTGGAGATTTCCTGCTAATTCACGGACAAGAGCAGTTAAGTCTAAATCAAGCAACTAGAGAAGAAATTGCTGCTTTTATTATGCAGCGTAATGACGATTTAACGGAAGGTATTTTGTCTTTACAAAGAATAGCAGATCGGGATATAGGGATAGGCGGTAAGCTTGATGGAGTTACTTTTACTCCTGCTGTCGCTGGAAGCACTAAACCGCCTTTTGTTTTAAACGCAGACGAAGAAGCATTTAAACAAACACGAAAGAAAGTGTTTAATCAAACTCTAGATACTAAGGATTTTAACAACTTAATAGCGGTTAATCCTAGTTTGCGTAAAATAATTAATGATTATAAAGCAGCTTTAAAGGCTAAACCAGATAATAGGACTGCTGATCAAGCTGTTGCCTTAGAAGCTATAAATGATTTAAAAAAAGAACTAAAATTACCAGCAGGCTTCCCTATAGAAAATGTTGGTTTTATGGACTTGATGCTGAAAAGGTTTGATAAGCTGCTTTCTAGCGGTGTTGGTAAAACAGGGGCTGCGAAAGCTGACGAACGCTTAATAGCTAAACAACGAAAGGCACTTTCTCAACTTTTAAAAGAAAAAGTACCAGGATATGCTGATTTTAAGGCTAGGGAGCAAAGAGCATTAGCCGTTAAGACTTTACGAGACGCTTTAGATTCTTCATCTACTCAAGGAGCAAACATCCAAAAATTTTATGATACTTTACTAAAAGATAAAAAAGCTCGTGTGAAGTTTCTTGGTCAGTTATCGACAGACAAAGGAGCGCAGAAAAAAGTAAATGATTTGGCTACTGTTCTTTCTCACATACTAAGCGATGCTAACTTAGCTAAAAAGATAAGAGATGTCGACCCAAATAGCACAATATCGTCAACTGCGTTTTCTAGAATCAAGGGTTACTTTGCTAATGATAAAGGCGTTATAAACCTAATAACAAGTCCAGAATGGCAGTATGATATTTCTAAGCTAAAAGGAAAAACACCAGAGGCTACTCTTATGTTGCTTAATAATTACCTAAGCAGGGTTGTTAGTGTGTCAGATGCTGTTGAAGAAAAGACAGGCTTTAGAGAAACAGAACAACAACAGCAGTAACAAAAAAGCCCTGTGCAGTCATCTACACAGGGCTTTTTAGTACCTCCAGAGTCTACACTATCTCACATGCCCCACCTACACATGCTAACTCTTGACTTCCTGTCGTGTTATCCTCTTCCTCGTACTTCTCTAGGTCATTCCAATCCACACCCACTGGCATTGCTGCTACTAACTCATCAT